AAGTTAGCCCTGTATGGTTGGCTGAAGAAAAAAACAGAATCGCTGAAGAAACGCTTAAAGGCCCAAGAAGCAAAGAATCTGGAGAAAGGCTTGTTAATGAAATACAAGAAGCTATTGATGAAGCTGAAATAAATATTTCCAAAACAGATTTGTCTGCTTATAAACAAGTTCCTGATTCAAAACAATATGGATCTTTACGAGGAGCATACATAAGAAAAGAAATATATAACGATTTAATTGAATCTCAAGAATTTGCAAATCCTGACTCTGGATGGCTGCAAGCTATTCTTGGTCCTCAAGGTTATTTAACAAAACTTACTCGTTTTTGGAAAATGACTAAAGTTGCTTTAAATCCACCAACGCAAGTTAGAAATTTTTTAGCAAACGGAGTTCTTATGAATCTTTCTGGAGTTAAATGGAAAGATTTAGGTAATAGGTATATTCAAGCTTTAGACGATATAAGAAAAGATGGTCCTTTTTATCAAATAGCAAAAAAATACGGTGTTACAAACACTACATACAACAAACAAGAAATGTTTGAAATTAATCAAGCTTATTTAAAAATAAAACAAAAAGACATAAAAAACCCAATAGAAAAAGTAAAATATATAGGAGCTGTTATTGCTGATACTGCTTCAAACGCTTATCAATTTACGGAAGTTTTAGGAAAAACTGCAAAAATAATTGATGCAATGTCTAAAGGAGCTGACGAAGCAACAGCGGTTTTAGCAGCGCAAAAAACTTTATTTGATTATTCATCTGTTCCTGCGCTTGTAAGATATTTAAGAAATGCTCCTGTTGGTGTGCCTTTTTTAACTTTTTATTACAAAGTGCTTCCAAATCTTTTAGAAACAGCAATACGTTATCCAGAAAGATATATTCCTTATGTCGCTATTCCTTTTGGAATGGCAAAAATTGTAGAGCAATATCAAGACATTACATCTGAAGATGTAGAAGTTATAAAAGAATTAATGCCAAAATTTGTCAAAGATAATGGAAGCGCATTCATATTGCCTGTTAAAGATGAAAATGATAATTGGCAAGTTTTTGATTTCAGTTATCTTTTACCTTGGTCAATGTACACAGGACTTATAAGAGATGCTGCCGAAGGAGAAATGGCAGAAGCTTTTGGCAGAACAGGAATTTTGGGAGGCCCTGTGCCAGAAGCAATTACAGCTTTAAGAGCCAATAAAGATGCTTTCACAGGCCAAGATATAATTAATGAAAATGATCCACCAAACATACAATTAAGAGATTCGCTTCTTTATTTATGGAGATTGGCAGGACCGCCGTTTTTAACTGATAGAGGTTGGCTTGGAAAAATTTCGCAAGCAGTAAATAAAGATGTTGATAAGTTTGGAGATCCAAAAATTACAAAAACTCAAGCAATGTTAAGGTTAGTGGGTATTAATTTATATCCAATCGATGTTACAAAAAGTAGAAGATACAATATATTAAATATGCAAAGAGAAATTCAAGATATTAAATCAAGAAGAAATAGAGTTTTAAAAGACCCAAATCTTACAAAAGAAGAAATTGCAAATTTAAAAAACCAATACGATGAAAGACTTAAATATAGAATAGAACAATTAAAAGATTTCAAAAAAGAAACTAAATTATCAGAAAAAATAAAATAAATGATTTAGAACTATGGGTCGCGTCACAGAACGACTAGGCAGAAGCGGAGAATATTTTACTGCCAGCGTTTTAGCCCTTGTTTCAGACACAGTAATTATTGTTCCGCATGGCGCAGAGGCAGATATAATTTTTGACTACGAAGATAAATTATATAAATGCCAGGTAAAGTCTAAAACTAAGAAAGAAAAAAATCACAACAAATGGCGGTTTGACTTACGCCGAGGCTCGCACACCAAGAACAGACACTTCGAAGAAGGCGCAATAGATATCTACGCCTTATATTCAAAGCAATACAACAACGTTATTTTTATGCCTTTTGATGTCAGTAAAAGAGAAGTACGCATAGCAGAAGATATAATGAAAAACGCAGATTCATTGGCTACGTTTCATCAAACAATAAAAGAGTTGAATTATTAATACTACTATCCTATACTTTGCAGTACATTTTTGGAGAAATAAATGCACGAAAGTATCAACGACTTACACAACCTTTATCAACAGGATTGCGCTAGACGTAAAACAAAGACAATCAAAGAACTTAACAGGATTTACCATAAATACATTGCAGGTCCTTTAGGCCAGAAAAAACTCAATAAAGTTGTCAGAGGTGACATAGCCAAACTGCATTTTAGTTTGTCAGAGACAGCGCCTGCACAAGCTAATAAAGTATTAACCTTACTCAGATCTATGTTTAATCTGGCTATTACACTTAGCTTGGTTGAAAGCAATCCTGCGACACACATTGCCAAGAACAAAGAAAACAAAAGAAAGCTATACCTAACAAGCGAACAACTCATCCAAGTCAAAGAACAACTAGATTTGTTATACAAAAACAAACGCTATCAAGAATCCGTAGATTTTATCTGGCTGCTGCTTTTAACAGGAGCTAGATGCGGCGAGATTGCAAAAGCTAAATGGACAGACTTACAAGGCAATATGCTTGTCTTGAGCGAGCATAAAACGGATCAGTACGGCGAGGAAAGAGTTATACATTTGAGTGAACGCGCCCTGGATATAATCAATCGCAGGGCGCAGGAGGGCGAGAGAATATTTAACATTCAAGCGCCTAGGAGATCGTGGGATAAAATCAGAAAGACGCTTGGTATAGAAGAGTTTAGACTGCATGACTTACGCCATACCTTCGCGTCGTTTTCTTTACAAAAATTACCGTTAGCGCAAGTTGGTCATTTGCTTGGACATAAAGATCAAAAGACGACTGCGCGCTATGCACATATACATAAGGACAAGGCTATTGAGTCTGCTGCGCTAGTGAGCGAGCATATAGAAGCTCTGTTACAACCTACAGATTTTCGAAATCAAATATGATGTTTTGGTTGCGCTCAGATGAATTGAGACCAACTGAGATTAAATACTCAGCTACGTCTCTTGGGTCTTTACCTTGCGACTCAGCAAACTTTAATAAATCTTCGTTTAGATACCTATTAATCCAGACAGGCTTTCTATTATTACGAAGCATTATTGGGTCATCAAAGTCGCTTAAAATTTTACCTACCATTTTTGTTGCCTTTATTTTCATAACAAATAAAGGTATATTTTAGTAGAAACAGGAGAAATATGGAAACCACAGAAAACCTAGATTTAGTAACGACCAAAGAGTTGGCCAGAATACTCAAGATGTCGCATAGAACATTAGAGAATTGGCGCGGTCTAAACAAAGGTCCACGTTACAGAAAAGTCGGCGGTAAAATCTTGTACGATAGACAAGATATACAAGCCTTTATTAACTCAGAGGTCATTGACCCAAATGCCGAGTAAACACGCACTACTCTCTCCCTCGGCGGCGGAGCGTTGGACTAAATGTCCAGCGTCTCCTGTCATGTCGCAAGGATCACCGTACAGAACAAGTTACCCTGCGGAGCGTGGTACTTTGATCCACGAAATGGCAGAGAAGGTTTTGAAAGACCAACTTAAAGATTCTTCTTTAGAAGATCACTACGCAGGCAAAACATTTACCACAGTCATAGAAGAAGATGATGAAAAAATAGAAGTTATTGTTGACGATGAAATGTTGGGTATGGCTAAACAATACGCAGATTACATATTGCAACGCCACGAAGAGTTAGGCGGTAAAAGATTGATTGAGGAACAAGTTACCCTGGAGGAGATAAACCCACACCTCTGGGGTACGCTTGACTGCGCCATCATTACAGAAAAAGAAATAGAGATAATAGATTTAAAGACAGGCGCTTGGCCTGTAGATCCAAATAACTTACAGCTCAAGATTTATGCTTTAGGCATACTTGATAGATACCCTTACGAAAACGCAAAAGTAAAACTTACTATAGTGCAACCTGTAAGCAGAGATAAAAAAGGACCAATCAAAACCTACGAAACTACCGTAGAAGATTTAGTGAATTGGGCTTACGATTTTTTAAAACCTGCGGCTGACGCATGTTTAGAACCAGAACCAAAATTTAACTTTGGTGAGCATTGTCGTTTTTGTTTGTATAAACAACAATGCCCTACTTATAACACATATCAAGGAGGTATAAATGTCGGATGACGAAAAGCCACCTGTTTTACAAATTGATAAAACAGATGGTCCACCAACTATAGTTTTTGAAGAAGATATGCAAGATAAAAATGTTGCTAATCTGACACAAAACATTCAGTCTCGTAATGCTATGAATAATCTTATTAATGGCATTTTGAAGAATGAAAAACAGGAACTAGCTAATCTTTATGTTGTCATTAATGAGGTAGTTAGATTAATATTAAGCTCGCTTGTTAATAACAACAATCAAGTCATGGAAAATTTGAGTAACCAACTTGGCGAAGTTATGCAAGCAAAAACTAAAGGAGAAAATACAAATGAGTCTAGCGAAGATAAGAAAGAAGGCGAAGAAGAAAGCGCCTAGAATTGTTCTATTTGGGTCTGGCGGAGTTGGTAAATCTACTTTTGCTTCTAAGATGAATAAACCTATATTCCAACTTTGTGAAGATGGTTTGGTCAACATAGAAGTAGATCACTTTGACATGCCAGAAACGTATGACGAGATAATTCAAAACATTAAAGATCTTCTAGCAGAAGATGATTTAGGCGGTTATAAAACTTACGTTTTAGATAGCTTGGATCAATTTGAGTTGAATTATGTTTGGCCAAAAGTCTGTAAAGATAATAACTTCAAGTCTATGGAGTCCGTAGGTTGGGGTAAATCTTATGGAGAAGCCTTGAACGTTTGGCGTGAATTTATGAAGTACACCAACGAACTCAGAGAACGTGGTATGTCTATAGTCTTTATTGGTCACAACGTTGTCAAAAGAGTTGAAGATCCTGCACAGGATCAACCATACGATAGGCACGAAATTAAAATACACAGGAAAGCTGCCGACTTAGTGTTGGAGCAGAGCGATTGTGTCTTTTATGCAACACGAAAAATCGGCACAGTTAAAGTACAAGGTACAAAAGGTACATCTACTAAACAGACTGTTGGCGATAGAGTGTTAATCACAGAAGAGTCGCCTGGTTGTATGGCAAAAAATAGATATGACTTACCTAATGAGTTACCAATGAATTGGGAGACAGTCAGAGAAGCTATGATTGGTAACATCAAAAAAGATGTCTAATTATAACGAAGTAGATAGGTTGGCTCGCTCTATCAAGCTAGTCAAATTAATTTTAACTAAACATCTGGAGAATCAAGCTCTACGCGATGAAGGACCTCATGGCATAGAGTTTGATTTAGAAGATGTAATATCAATCCTAGATAATCTTTTGGAAGAATTAAATAAATTTGAAAATTACGATTTAGGATAGGAGTATATTATGGATATAACAAGTTGGGATCTGGATGCAATTCCAGAAAAAAAAGAATTAGAAGCTGGTAGATACACTATGGAATACCATGAAGCTGAGCTGGTAAATAGTGATAGCGGATGGGAAGCCATAAAAATTACCTTCAAAATAAAAGACACAGGTAATTTTGTGCCATGTACTTTTACAATGCAGTCTGATAATCCAGAAGCCATAAGGATAGGAAAAGGTTCTTTGAACGCATTAGCAAATGCGGCAGGACTTTCCTCTATGAAAGATACCGATGAATTAGCAGGTAAGTTTGTATCGGCAGAAGTTGGTTTTAATAACGGAGGTTATCCAGAAGTAAAAGATGACTATGGTAAAACTTGGCAAGCTGTAGCAAAAGAAGAGGAAACGTCAGAAATAATTGATGACGAAATTCCTTTTTAGTCTCGACTATTTTATAAAGTACAACAGACAGTCTCTTTGCGGTTATTGCAAAGCGCCTGCAAAGGGATTGCTTGTTGAAAAAGAAAAAGATATTTACTACGCGGCATGTAGCAGAAAACACGCAGAAAAGATAATGAACGGAGAGAAACTAAACAGAAAAGCATACGCAAACCGAGACGGTGTGCGCTATGCGACAAAACAAAGCAAGGACAAATATATTGAAATCGCTAAGAAAAGCGGTACTTACGTTATGCATGAGTGGGACAGCAACGATAGAGAACAATTTTTTAATGAAGTAGTCTTAAACTATCTTGATTGGGCCAATGAGCAGGCAGAGAACGGCAACATAAGAGAGATAGTTATAGATGGTTAGCGTTACTAAACATTACGGAGAAGATGGTTTAGTCTTAGACAAAGATTTAGCGTTTGCAAGTTCAGGCAAAGATATCAGCGACTTACTGCGCGAGATGGAAAGTAATGCAGGACTGCGCGTTAGCAACTTAGTCACAACAGGCGAGATAGTCAGAGTTTCCGTTGGCGCGGTTGCGAGTCAACGTCCAGACAAAGGACAAGAAAAATCAGGTTGGTATTCAGTTAATTATTACGGCGACGCAATCTTCGCGTCTTACGGTAATTGGCGACAAGGCATTGAGTTTAAGTTCAGCTCTATTAATCCAAACGAAATGTCGGCGCGCGAGCGTGAAGATTTAAAACGGCGTATGGAAGAATCCATAGAGCGGAGCAAACAGCAACGCGCTGAAAGGTATGATGAAGTTAGCCAGGATTGTAAAAAAAGATTTGAGTCTGCAATAGAAGTTATAGATCATCCGTATTTAGATAAAAAGCAAATTAAAAGTTATGGGTTAAAAGCAATCAGAGATAGTCTCGTAGTGCCTGTGCATTGTATAGAAAAAGGCCTGCGAAGTTTGCAATATATTAATAACGAAAAACGCTTTGTGAGCGCAAGCGAAGTCAAAGGCAATATTTATCATCTGGGTTTTGATTTAGCCGATATCGCTAATCAGAAAAAAATCATTGTGTGTGAAGGCATGGCAACAGCGCACAGTATTTATGAGGCAACAAATCTTCCAACTATCTGTGTATTCTCCGCGTCGTTTGGCGAGGCGGCATTACTCAAGTTGCGTAAGCACACGCAAGCAAAGTTTGTCTTAGCGTTTGACAACGACGAACATGGTTTGGGCGCGAGTAAAGCGGAGGCGGTAGCGCAAGCGGTGGCGAGCGTGGAAATAAGAATACCGAGCGAGCGCGGCGACTATAACGACATGCACGTTGCTCATGGTTTAGCGAAAGTCAAAGAAGAGATAATTAGAAGTAAATTTAATTTTGCGAGTTTCGCTATTAGTAACTATGTGGGCGAGCCGCCAGAGCGTGATTGGTTAGTAGAAAATTTTATTGAAAACAAAGCAGGCGTATTTTCTTCTATTGGTGGTGTGGGTAAATCCATGCTTGCATTAGATCTCGCGCTTAAAGTTAGAGATGGTTTTGGCGACTTTATGGGTAAACCTGTCAAAAAATCAGGTAATGTGGTGTTTTTTACCGCAGAGGACGATAAAACAGAGATTCATAGGCGGTTAAAAGCCTTAGACGCTCTAGGAGCTACAAAAACGTCCTCTAACGAAGTTTATGTAATTACGATACCAAACCTTAAACAACCCTTAAATTTGCTCACAGAGGACGTTTCTGGACTTCGAATTTCGAGTGAAGGCTACGAATTATTAGAACAATTAGAAAGTATCAATAATTTAGCATTATGTATCTTTGATCCGATATCTTCATTCGTTTCTGGTGTGCCGATTACGACTAGCCAGGAGGCAGCACAGATGTACGGACAATATTGTTCTATGTTGAGTACAAAATTTGATTGCTCTACGTTGTCAATTCATCACATGACTAAAAGCGCATTGCAAGGTATTGATGATCCTATGTTGGCGCGAGCTGCGATTCGTGGCGCAAGTAGTATTATTGACTCGGCAAGGTTTGGTTTAGCGGCATGGTTAGCAAGCGAGAGCGAGGCAGAGCGCATTTGTTTAGAGCAAGGCGTAGAATTTGACCGCATGCGCGTGATTAAGGCGGCGATAGTAAAAACTAACTCAGGCGAAGTCGATACAAAAATTAAGACTTTGTTTCGAAAAAATGCTTTACTTGAAATCATAGAAGAAAACAAAGG